GGTACGCCGCTTACTTGAAATGAGCCAACATTATTTAATCCCGCCGTATATTTAAAATTTGACATAGAAATTCTCCAATCTTTTTATAAATAGTCATTTGTTAGCTTTTGCTAACTCTTTTGCCCTTCTTCTATCGGAACGCTTTTTTGCTCTGCGTCTCTTTTCTGACGGTTTTAAATATCTTTGCTTCTCTCTATATTCATTAATAATGCCAAGTTTCTTAACTTTCTTATTAAATCGTTTTATAGCTCTTTCGATATTTTCGTTTCTACGAGGTCTAACAACTAGATTAGTAGCCATTACTTTTTCTCCATTAGTCTTTGGCTCATAGCAAAAGCTTTATCACCAAAAAGACCAGAAATATCAACTCCCGGATCATTAGGGGCCACATCAGCTAATGGACCTTGTTGGTTTGAACTTGACGCAGGAGCAGGAGTTGTTCCTTCAAAGATATTTACTCCACCATAAGCATCTTTGCCAATAGCATCAAGCAGTTGTTTCTTCCTCTGCTTTAACTGTTGGTTATTCTTTTTTGGTTTTGGTGGTCGCACTTTGGTCTCTGTTAATTGTTGCTTACCAGACAAACCAACAGTAACTTCTTTAATTATATGGGAAAGAGCACCATCTTCCTCAAATATAACTTCCTTGATACACTCTTTTATAAGAGGTTTCAAAATTTTCTTTAATTCATTTTTATTCATTAGTCTCTCAAAATTTTATCAAAAAGATCATTAATGATTAGATCTTTCTTTTCGTTTAGTTTGTTTTCATAAACCCTAACTGAGGGTGTAAATCTTTTTTTCTCTGGGTAAATATACGCATCTGGTGTTGAAGGCTCAGAAACAATATCAAAGCATATTAATTCAAAATCTTCTTGTACAACCGTCTGGCCCATGCTTTCCTGCACAGACCCTAATCCACGAGATGAAATTCCCAACTTGACTCCATTATTAATCAAATCCTTTAATATGCGACCTGATGGAGTGTCTAGGACTTTGATTTTACCCATAACATCTTGCCCTTCCCACCACACATCTGTTACAATATGAGATGTGTTTCTTAAATTTATAACTGAATCGTCTGGGTGGTCTAATTCGCCGAGGGCTCTATTATCTTTTACTACATCTTGGTAATTTTTTATTTCTCTTTTGAGTGTCTTGCATGGATAAACTCTTCCATTGCCATTTTTCTTTTCGCATGTCTGTAATCTTCCGGACAAATAAAGAACACCGTTTGCCACTTCTCTCTTTTCTCTTTCAGTTAAAAGATCTTGACAAATGCCATCTTTACATAGTTCGAAAAATTCTGTTAATAATTTCTTAGCCATTTTTGCTCCTTTTAAATTAAAACCGGCGCTACCGGCACGAGTCAACTTCCTGAGCAACAACGCCTAACAGGTTGTAACATCCATTTCTTAGTCATCTTTAACTCCAATTTGTATGCCGTCATCTTTAACCACCATTGAAAGTAGATAAGAGGTACCAGCAGAAAGCCAACCGCATATAAAAAAGTTAGCGATTGTATAATCAAAAGTAAATAGTTCGGTCCCAGCGTTTATCAAAAAAAGAAAACAGCCAACCCAGAATCCTATACAAAGCGGACAATGGAATAAAGTATTCCATTTTTTGCTATAATCTTTTTCAGGTCTTAAGTCTTCGAAAATCTTGCCGTAGACCAAAATAAAGGTCAAACCATAAGAGGCAAGCACAAAGTAAAGTAATTCCATTAAATCTCCAATTTTCTTCGTTAAATTTTATTAGATACATTAATAAGTGTATCTCCCATAATGATAGGGCGAAAACATTCCTGAGCGTCTTATGCCACCTTTTTCCTCTTCATGAGGAACCTCACCTAATTCTGTTGTGTGTTCATTATCTGGGTCTGTGAAGTGATCGTCGAGCATTTCATCATATGCTTTGCTAGATTCGAAATACGGTCTTTCTGTATTTATCCATTCGCTGATTTGATAAAGAACATAATCAATTGATTCAGGTTGTCGGTCTCCTTTCATCTCAAGCATAAGACCTTCCATTGAACCATATACATTCCCGCCTTGGATAGAATCGTAAGCTATTACACCTTGTTTCCTTAAATAATTAAATAGGCGATTCTCTGCTCCATAAACAACATCAGACATCATGTCTTTTGCAAAAGCAACAATTTTCTTTTTTTCTGTTAAAATGATAATATCGATATCATTATGATCAAATACCATGAGATCTCCGTTCAAAGCTCTCCTAATATTCAACTTAAATTCATAAACCTGTTTCGTGGGATCATGTATATTAATTTTTACAGGTGGTTCTGCTATGCTTACTTTAACAGAATTATCAACATAAACCGGAATTTTTTCTTCTGGTTCTATTCTGATTCCTAATGGATTCTCTCTATCAATATTAATTCTTGGCATTACTTTTTAACCTCTTCAATTAGATCTTGAATGTAAAAAACATCTTTTACTACTGTTTCTGTTATTGGAGTATTAGAGAAAGAGTCAAGCTTGGTCAAAACACGCCCTAATTTGGATGAAAGTGCATCATTTTTAGCGTTTTTTGTGTTTTCCGTAAGTACACCTATCTCTTCTTTAAGTCGTGAAATTTCCTCATTCAGGAACGATTTAAGGCCAAGTCCATTGTCAGAAAATGAAACAATATAATTGGTTAACAAGTCTTTTTGTTCTTTTCTTAAACTGTTTTCGTATGTTTTGTTAAACTTATTGACAAAAGTCTTATATGTTAAATTGTCGACATGTCTCATTTCTTCTTTAATCAACTTTTCTTTCGTTAAATACTGAACCAGCCTTGCTTCAATCAATAGCCTTGCTTTAGCTTTTAATTTTGAATCAAAAAATGTTCCAATAGAAGCAATGTCTTTGTAATTCGATATAAAATTTGCAAATGATGATGGAGATAATGTCTCATTAATAGTTTTAATCAGTATAGTTTGTGTATTAAAAATACCTTTCCTGTCTAGTTCATGAAAATCTTTAAGAGTTTCGGTTAAAAATCTTTGAGCGAACCCCTTTGGCACTTTTTTGCACTCCAAAATTGAACGATAAACCTCCAAATCTTGCTTTAATAGAGACCCTTTATAAAAAAACTCTTTTAATATTGCTAATATTTCTTTTTTTCTTTTGTGTTGTTCTCTTATTACTGATTTTGTGAGTTCCTTTACGAGACACTCATAAAGAAAAGCGGTGTTTCTTTTCTTATTATGCTTCATCTTCATCTTGTTTCCTCTTAATTTTAGTTTTTAATCCTTCCAATAAAACAGATATTTCATCTTTTGTATTAAATAGTTTATTTTCTTCAATAACGTGCGATTCCATTATACCTTTGCTTAACTGTCTCAAGTTAGAGTCATATTTGTGTGCGCCGCTTAAACCATCCGAGTATCCTTTCCAAATTGAGCGATTTGTGTTTCCGTATTCTCCGGTTGCCATGTTTTTCATTTGTTTTCTTCTGCCACCTTTATTATAAGAAGATTTGTGCCTCCTGTACTGTCCGCGCTTCCTAGATCTAACTGCTGATGGCTTTATCCATATAGAATCATCTCTTTTTGCTGGTGCTGCTAAAAGTGTTTCTTCTTCATCACCTGCCGCTTCTTCGCCTCCAAGGTCCATTTCTTCACCTCCAAGATCTCCTCCTAAATCTCCTCCAAGGTCACCACCTAAATCTCCTCCAAGGTCACCACCTAAATCTCCTCCAAGGTCACCACCTAAATCTCCGGCCTCTCCGGCTGCTTCTCCTTGAGCGGCTGCTTCAAGACTAGCAGCAAATTTCTTATCAAAAAACATTTCTCTCTGCATTCTGAGGAACTCTTCTTCTGATATTCCGAGCATGTGCTCTGCAACCCAACGCTTAGAGAAGTAATTCTCTGTGGCGGCTCCGGCTGCTTCAAACCTAACCTTCCAGTGTTCTAATTCCTGTAATTCGGCAATTTTTGAGGGATTATTCAAACCCAGTTTAAATGACAAAAGGTCATCTCCACGATACCCAAGAGTAAAAAGATGTATAATTCCAATTTTTTCTAGCTCTGATACAATAGAGCGTTGTAATCTTTGAATTGTTCTGGAAAATCTGATGTCTTTTTGTGCTAGTGTTGTTTTGTCTTCTTGTGCCCCTTCGCCCATAACCAAATAAGATTGTGGGATCTTAAGAGCGGCAAATAACTTTTCTCTTAAATATTTAACATCCTCTATCTGGCCTGTATACTGACCGCCGGCAAGGGGTTCTATTTTAGTGTTGGAAGCTCCACCACGAACAGGAACGAAATAGTCTTCTTCAATTGACAACGGATTATACCTAAGATCAACCCGGCCAGTTTTATCGTCAACAACCTGATGTCGTTTCATTTGAGTCATTACTTTTTGCATGTATTGTTCAACGTCTTGAGGCGGAATTGCTCCAACATCAATATAAAAAACTCTCCTTTCTGGAGATCTTACGATACGATATGCCATCATAGCATCTTCCAATAAAGTTAGTTGTCTCCAAATTCGTCGGGCCGGTTCTAGAACAGAGGTGCCATAAGGATAGTGCTTGTCATTTCCTAATACTCTAAAATGAGCTACTTGCCAATTTTCAAGAGTAAGACCAGCAGTATTCCACTGAAATTGAACATAGTTTGGGTTTTCTTCGTCTTCGCCTTCAAGTCTTTCAATCTCTCGCTGTGGGACGCCTATGCACGTTTTTACACCCATCTTATCATCCAAATCTAAATAAAGAAACAAATCACCATATTTACACATGGTTCTAGCCCAGCCAAACAAATTATGCTCAATGTTCAAAACATTATAATACAAAGAATTTAAAATCGCTTTAATTTCTTCATTGGGGCATTTAATTTTTAACATTGGCTGAATTGAAGAGTGAGTAGTGATTTCGTCTGCATAAATATCAACACTTGATGCAATTATAGGCTCGTACTCCATTTCATCAAAATCTATGTAACGCTCTGATCTATTTCTATTGGAAATCATACTGACAGTTATAGATTTCATGGCGTTGTATTCAGTCTTTTTAAATTGTTTTCCGCTAGCGGATTTAAATTTAGAAGAAAATATATCTAGGTGACGCCTTCTAAGTTGTCGTCCTGTTTGAGTTCTTCTGTTTATAATTGGTCCTGAAAATAATCTTGTCAGGGATTTAAATAATCCTGATGATTCATTGTACGGGTTTTTTCCTTTCTTATTATGAGTCATTTTTTCTATCCTTTATAGATCCATGGGTGGAGTGCTAATTGTTCTTTGAATTCTTGTTGTTGTTCTTTTATCTTCTTATCGTAACCTTGCATACCTTTAATTGCTGTATTCATAACGCTGTCGCTCTTATACATAGAATTTATCATTGCTTTTTTGTATTCAACCTCTCTCTTGTTGACTTGTAGGGCGGTATCTTTTACCCAACACCCAATTGCAATTGCCATTATTAAGTCATCATTATATGATCTCATTGCTTGTGGTTTTCCATTATTCCATATAAAGGTTTTAAATTCATGATATAGTCTTGAAGAATATGTCGTTAACATTCTATTTCTTACAAATTCTTCTAATTTTGCAACAACTAGGGGTCTTGTCTTGGTTGAAGTAGTAAAGCCGGGTATGGCTCTCTCCATAGTCTCACCTTGATGAGCTTCAACAAATTCATGAGTTGTCTTCATTGAATAATATAAGTTGGGATAACCTAAATCAACTAGCTTTTCTAAAATAGAAATACCAATTCCATTGTTCTCCACAACCATCAAACATCCACCGTATTCCATACCAGCATCAAACAAAATCTTAGAATACATATCTAATGTGGGCTTACCTTGGTATTCTGCCACAGCTTCCATTGTATTAAGTTTTAATACATGAAATACGGAGTTGTCTGCTCCATCTCCACGAGCAACATCCGCAGTCAATAAATATTGGTTATTACCATCAAATTTATCCCATATCCAAAAATTTCTATCATATCCTGTTCTGTATATTGGGTCTTTAATATTTCCCTGTATCCAAGATAAGTCATCTGGGTGTATGACAGTGTCCCCTGATGTATTGAAATTGCAAAGAAGCTCCTGAGCAATTTGTCTTTTGGACATATTTTTGGTTTCTTTTCCAAACCAAGCTTGATCACGCTCAGGGTGAACATCCCACATCAACTTTATAGGATTAAACTCGTTATCTCCATCAACAGCACCAACATAAGTTTTATGAAACCAATTGCCGGTACCTTTAGGAGTTGACAAAGCAATACAGCGACCACCAGTGGCCAATGTAGAATAGACCGCAGTCCATATATCGCTCATCTTCTCAATATGTGCCGCTTCATCGACAACAAGCAATGACAATGCCTCTGAACGACCAGCATCTTCCGAAGTAGGCACTGCTTTAATGATAGATCCGTTTGATAATTCGAATGATGTTCTGTTATCTACATCTATATGAGCTAATTTTAACCAATCTGGTAGACTTTTCATCATGCTTTTTACTTTTTTAACAAGATTAGCTGCTGTGCTGAATTTGGTTGCAAGAACAACAATGCTCTTCTCTTTGTGAAAAAGCATAAACCAAACACAATAGGCAGCGGTAATCGTTGAGATTCCTAGCTGCCTAGCTTTTAAAATTACGTTAAAGCGAAAATCGTTATAATCATCAAGTAAATTATCTTGATAAGGATAGGTTTTGAATTGGATTAGGCCCCTCATAGGGTGGCTTATGCGACAATAGTTATTAATAAAATATGGAGCGTCTTTCCCACACTTTAAAATTTCTTTAACAATTTGTTTCTTTGTAAGCTTAAAGGCCATGTCATCCTATTTATTCCTAGTCTCTA